ACTTTGCCATGAAGCCCGAGCGCATGGACTACATCGGCACTTTTGGTGCGAACAATGAAGTTGCCATTCCCATTCGCTCGAAGGGTGATCTCATGAGTTACATCTGGATTGAGTCTAATGGTATCGCCGGTGTTCAAGAGAATGCTACGGGTCTATTCTCGAACGCCGCCGCCAGTCCCACTGAATTTTCGTTGTGGATCGGTGGTCAGAAGGTATCCCAATTGGATTCCCTCTTCATTCAGGGTGTACACAACCCACTCATGCGGGACACCACTGCGAAGGCGTCGATGGCTGTCACAACCAACACTAAGAAGGAAAACAACACAGGCAATCATTACATGATTCCGTTCTTCTTCGGTGAAGACTGGACCAAGGTGCTCCCTCTCGTGGCGCTTCAGTACCATGATGTCGAGATCCGCATCAAGTGTCGCGATGGGTATATTCCCACCGATACACCCAAGGTGTACGGTAACTATGTGTACCTGGATACGGAAGAGCGCAAGTTTTTCACAGACAGCGAACACGAACTTCTCATTACCCAAACGCAGTATCAGCTCGCTTCCAACACGGATACTGATATCGATCTCAGTTATTTCAACCACCCCGTGAAATCTCTCCACGTTGTTTCTGGTAAAGCTTCGGGTAGCGACTGGGCCGACGAGTACAACTTTTCAACCTCCTCTCTCTACATCAATGGTACTGCACTTTTCGAAAACACTTCGAACGTCTATCACCACGATGTCGTACCCGAGATGCACTGTACTGATCTCCCCGATAACATCCTCGATGATCTTCCCACCTACTCGTGGCCTTTCTGTCTCACCATGAGCAAGATGCAACCCACTGGGTCTCTTAACTTCTCCCGTATCGATAACGCGAAGATCGTACTCAACAACCCCACCGGTGGTAACCAGCTTCATCGTGTATATGCGGTCAACTATAACATTCTTCGTATCAAGAATGGTATGGCTGGTGTCGCTTTCGGTAACTAAGTAAATCGCGATCCACTAAAAAAATAAGTAAAATGGTAAAGTCCCGTAAAGCGTCCAAGTTCATTATCGATCTTGGACCAGAAATAGACAAGGTCGTCAAGAAGAAAAATGCAAAAATCAGGAAACAGAAAGTGATCATCGCAGAACTGGAGGATAGAATTCGAAACAGGAGTGATGATATGAAGATGAAAAAGCAAAAACTTATCATATCCAGTCTACAGGAGCGGGTTATTGAAGCAGAGAAACGCGCAGTCGCGGCGGAAAATGAAACTCGTCGATACAAGGTTCGCCGTGTTGGTATAAGTAACAAAACGGTGGAGAATGCATTCAAGAATTTACGAGAGGGTAAATCCCTCTCAAGAATGAAAGCAAACACGATACTGTTGATTCAACAGTCTGGTCGTTGGGATGAAGCCAGGAAGATTCAAGCACAGAGAAAGTTATGTTAGTTCCAATTGTCAATCAAAGTTTTCGTCTTTTCGTACATCCCCTTCCCATAGAAGGTCTTGTCCTTCTCTCCTACCCAAATTGTGAGTCGGTCTTCAAGGAACTCCTTGAACTTCTCCGAGTCACAGTTAGATTTGTACTGAACCTTTTCACCCTTAAGTGCCTGCTCCATAGCAGCTAAACGACTATCCATTGAACGCTCAGCAAGCTGATCAGGAGTGAGACGAGTGGACACATCAGTGGTTTTCTTACTCATTTATACTATGGACGCACCTATCCTTTATTACTGTAAAGCATGCAAAAGAAAGTATGATGGTCACGCCCAGTGCTGTTTCGAGATGGATCACGTCAAAGTTAAAATCCCCACAAATACTAAATGATACCACTTATCATAGCTGGTGCCCTCACTGGAGCCCTCGCATACACCTTTATGGGACAGAACCTAGTATCTTCCTCCGAAGCCAAACGCCTCATCAAGGAGGGGAAGATAAAGAAGGTGATTGATGTTCGCACGATCACCGAGTACCGCGTGGGGCACTATCCCAAAGCACTTCATATCCCCGTCAGTAAGATAGATGAAAAGACCACCACAGAACTCCCCAAGAAGGGTTTACTCGTCTACTGCAACACTGGGCAACGAGCCAGATTTGCGGCAGAGAAATTAGAGGAACTTGGATTCGAGGACGTCTACTACATCGCTGGGCACTACTCGAGCTTACTTTAGCCTGACCCCCAGAACCCTCCTCAATTTCTGAAGGACACCGGGGTCTGGGATGGCTCGACCCGACTCATAGGAACTGATGATACTCACATTCACCCCGACCGCGATTGCTAAATCTTTTTGTGTTTTGAAACCTTTAGCAATACGCCCTTGTTGAATCATCTTTGCCATAGAGAGTGGAACCTTCTTGTGTGTTCCCAGCTCCTCATCCTCCAACTTCTGCTCCTTCGTGCGCTCATAGTGCTTCGCAGGTGGTCGCTGGTTAACAGGGGCAGCTTTCCCGTGGATGATAACTGGATTCCAGTCCTGATGATTCATCTGTTTAGATAGTACGTTTTGTTTTTAAGACATTTTCTAAACGTTCCTTTTCCTTCCGCATAAATATCGTCAACTGAACAACTTCACCATGGAGTGTCACTCGTCCATGCTGCCTGAGAGAAGTTACATTTTCGACGCGCACCAAGTCTACCCAAGACATCTTTGAATCGGGAGTTTTACTGTGATGTATCGCCAATACAGCTGCATCTCTCTTCACATCCTTAGGGAGGTGTTCACCATCGTAGCACACGACAACATGAGCACCTGGATATCCACTCGCATGCATCCACCAGTGCTTCGGGTCGCTTGTATTCGTCAGATAGTCATTTTCTTTTGCAATTTGTCCAACTCGGACAGGTATATTACCCGATGCGATGTATTCGTACATTCTATTTCTTCGTTACAATTACAATGCATGTCGTTCTTAAGCCCAGTCCCTCAGTGACTCACAAGTATCGTGTCATCCTCCCAAGTAAAAGAGCTATCGATTTCGGTCAGAAGGGTACTCAATATTACCCCGACCATGGCGACGCTCGTCTCATGCGTGCACATCTTATTAGGAAGGGAGCTGTCATTCCTAAGAAGTTGCGGATAGAAACGAATCATCATGAAATTCACAGAGGTATGCTTAGTGTAGAAGAAAGTGAAAAGGAAGATTGGGAGGACTTTTTCCGAGCGGACTACTGGGAACGATGGATGCTCCTGTCCTACCCCGACGTCAACAAAGCCAAGCTCTACATGACTATGCAAAAAGGTATTCTTTTTATGCCTACACATGAGGACCTTTGGTTTTCTAATTGCCAGTAGATCCAAAACCACCTGAGCCTCTATCCGTATCTTCCACTATGTTGATTTCTTTGATAGGTGGCGTTTCACATTTCTCAAGAACGAGCTGAGCGATGCGATCACCCTTCTTAACCTCAAAGTCTTTGTCCCCATGATTGAAGAGAACGACTTTGACTTCACCCGTATAGTCCGGATCAATGACACCAGCCCCAACTTGGATCCCATGTTTGACTGCAAGTCCTGATCGAGGCGCAACTCGTCCATAGACTCCCGGTGGGAGAACAATTGTGATCCCCGTGGAGACAAGCCCTCTCTCCGACGCACGAATAACACAAGACATATTGCCATAGAGGTCATAACCCACAGCACCATCGGAGCCACGAGTAGGAATAATAGAATCATAAGTCAGTTTCTTAACCCCGAGGGACATACTACGTATCATACACATGTAACCCTTAAGCGTAATTATCCACGGGAAGAACCGATTTGCACGTTTCTCTCATAGCATCAACATATGGTTCTATAGTATCCACACGACCTTGCCAATCAAATAACATATTCTCATGGGCGCGATCCCTACAAACATCTCGATTTAAATCGATATATGTTTTTGTCGAAGCAGCTGCACACACTCGTTTCATTCCATTCTCTCGTGCTTCTTCTTCCGTATCTCCACCGATGCTCATCGACCCTGAATAGTCATAACCCTCTCCATATTTATCATCACATACTTGCATGTTAATTACTTGGAGAGCTTCTATCTCTTTTTGTTGTTCCTCTGTAGGAGGTTCCCAAACACCCTTTGATCCAAAGATATTAATATCCACCCATGATTTGACATGTGGCTCTGTATTATACTGAATCATAGCCACCGCTCCAGAAGAAATGCAACACATACACATAAATAAAACCAGAACCAGAACCAGCATTGTAATATAAAGAAATATTTAAATGCACTCAAGGGGTTTCGAACCCCTGACCTCAAGCTTACTAAGCTTGCGCTCTACCACTGAGCTATGAGTGCCAGAATCAATTATTCGAGTTAAGAAGACGGTTGTGTATTACTACATTTTTACACATATCGAAAAACCATTCATGTTCGAAATTTGAAAGAGCGTAATTCACTTGTTGAGTTACTAATCTAATATTATCTTCAGTGTATCCTCTGGTACAGTCTATTCTATCCACAGATACCTTATTTTGGCAACGATGTTTCCATTCTAGTTCGACACCTGAAACGGCGCATTTATTATTTTGTTGTTCTTTCAATCTAAGAATAGTCATTCTATCGATAGAACATTCACCGCGTTCAGAGTGTCTTTTACCACGGATCCTGGCTTGAGATTTACATGTACCAACTAACCTTGTTATGAAACGACTTTCCGAATCGGGGCGGTGATATGATTGTGTCTTCTGTTTTTTCATGAAACAATCTTTACACCAGTAATGTTTATTATATCTAGTATTGGGTGCTGTTTTGTCATTATTAAAATTATCGATATGTTTGTATTGTTCACATACTGAACATTTTATACTTTCCATACATTATAATTAATATTAATCTTTAACTTGTGAATGTTACACTTAAAGCCAGCTCCTTAAACCGCTCGGACACTCTGGTCTATATGACAAATTACCAGAGGCGGGATTCGAACCCACGAAGTCATAGACCACTGGATTGTTTAGCGTTTCATTAACAAAAATAGCGTTCAAATCTTTAAGCATTT